GAAAAAAAATAAAAAAATATTTTAGCATAATGCTTGACAAACGGGCGGTTTAGGCGTATATTATGTATGAGGTGAGACAATGAATAAGTATCTAAGGTTATATATGCGATGGAGAAATGAACGCTGAGAAAGCGAGGGAATACGTTGAGAGGTGGGAGGGGTGTGATGTACTTAACTGTACTTGCCCCGATTTCATAGAGTGTGAAGAAGCGATGGTATATATACTGTACCACCCCGATTTGGAGGAAGAATGATTAGTTATTGGGTTGCCTATGTGGTATTTGCGGTTTTTGTACTCGCGGTTTTTAATAAAAAAAAAATAATTTAAAAAAAATGCAACCTTTTCGGTAGTTTTACCGTATATAGTAGTGTACGTACATTATGGAGTATTCGGAATCCGAAGGGAAATACAAGCGGTATACGGCTATTCAGCCTGTTCATGTGGGTTAATCACCGCTTAATGGACAAAACTATGACCGAACAAGAACGCAAAGAATATGAACTGTGGCATTATCCCCTAGTGGAGAGTAAGACAGACGACAACACAGCCGAGGATAACTTTATTCTGAATTACTGGTATTCCTATAAACAATACGAGGGTAATATTGGCTAAAGAAAAAGAGATACCTGCGTCTAAAGAGTCTTTAATTGGGTTTGTCGGAGGGATGAATGTCAATCTTGACAAGGAAATGAAGGATGGTCAAATCCTCAGAGAGAAGCTAAGACGTGAAATCGGCACTATTTTACCTCAAGAACTAGAAAACCAACAAGAATTAATAGATAAAATCCCTGTGTGGAACAGGCTTTATCGTGGTCAGAGAGATGAACGTGGGCCAGGGCAGGCAAATGTCGCCACGCCAATCCCTAGAATACTAACTGACGCTTTAGTTGTAAGGGTTTTTGAAGGGATAGACAACCAACCAGAGCTTTTCACAGCAAAAGCGACTAAACTTTCCGATCCTGAAGAAGGCGAGTATGAAACTTGGGAGAATATCGCCACAGAACTGGAAAACGATATTAATTGGTGGGCTACAGACATAGATTTACGTAGAAAACTGTTCAGTCCTATCATGCAGTCTATAAAAATAGGGCGTGGAATAGTTATGATGTGGCCTAAATCGAGTAAACGTACCGTTGTAAGGTTTGCCACGCCAGAAGAAGTAAAGAATAAGAACATACCGACGTTTAAACTAGATAATGGCAAAGACGGAATAAAAGTCGTCTCTACAATTAGCCAACAACCAGATATATTTCCTATTCCTAGGGAAGATTGGGTACAATCCTCAGATGAACCAGACATAAACAAGGCACTTTTGTGTGGCTATAGGATGTATCTAAGGAAACCAGAGGTTGATTTAAGGGTGACTCAGGGGTTGTATGACGAAGTGGAGTCAAAAAGACTTGTTGGTGGCGATGAAATAGATGAAGTAAAGAAAGAACGTGCCGAGAGCGAAAAGAAAGTAATAGAAGACATCAAAAGAGACAAATTCGCTATATGGCAGTTGCATTATAAGTCAGATGTAGATGAAGACGGGGAAGAAGATGACATTATGATATGGTACAACATCCAGAGTGGTGCTATACTGAGATGTATCTATAACCCGATTTTCGCAGGGTTCAGACCTTTTGTTGATTTTGTGTACAACCCCGCTGAGTATTCATCTGATGGTGAAGGAACGATGGAAGTACTTGAGAAACTCGTTGAGGAAATAGACACCCATCACAACCAGAGAATAGATAGAATAAGCCAGATAAACGGGCCGTGGTTGTTCATAAGAGACCACGTAGAAGGACTTGAGGATGTAAAGTACAAGCCTCGCCAGATATTTAGAATCAACGAAAACATGGAAGAGGTTGTAAAAGAGTTTAGGTTCTCTGATACGACTATCTCAAACCAACAGGAAGAAAACCACCTAATTGACTTGTGTATGCAGGCACTTGGTGTAACTATGGACACACTTGGACAGGCTACGACAGATAGACCAGTGTTTAGGGAGATGGCTTCACGGCAGGCTGAGTCGAACAAGAAGTTCAGGTTCTTAAATCGGTTATACAGAAAGAAAATTGAAGACATTGGGATGATGTATCTTGAGATGTCGGCACAATATCAACCGACACATGAATATACAGTAAATGGGACAATGGAACAAAAGACAATTAACTATCCTCTAGAATACCTAAGAGACAGGATAAAAGTTAAATTGTCAGGGAGTACAGAACTTGAGAACAAAGAAGTCAGGCGTGAAAAGGCAATGCAAAGATACCAGATGCTTTCGCAGTATTATACGAATATGGCTGGAATGGCTCAGGCGGTTGTCAGCCCGCAGACTCCGCCAGAGTTTAAAAAGTTCTTAGTATTAGCAAGCCAGAAGTCTGAAAAGGAAATGGAGAAGATTCTACAAGACATGGATATGCTGAACCCAGAGGATGCTGTTATGAGTTTAGATGACATGATAGATGTGCAGAAAACTATGCAACCTCCACAGGGTATGCCTCCACAAGGTCCTCAGGGGCCGCCACAGGGACAAGGGCAACCTCCTCAAGGTAATCCAATGGGTGCAATGTGAGGACACCTGAACCTGCACGGCATTTTAAAGAAGCCGAGAAGATACTGAAGTCTGAGTTCATTAAGAGATGTAACGAAAGAATAAAGAATAAAAAAGAATTCTACAGAGATAGATGTAGATTGATAGAAGGCCCAGAGTTATACCGTAATCAGGGCAAATGGGTCGTATTAGAAGAAGTAATGGAACCTCTATTTGAGGAGGTTGTAAATACCTTGGGAAAGGAAGCGGGGAGTGCTAAGGCATCCGCTAAAAAGGAGTAATTATGACAGAAGAAGTACTTGAACAGATGGGGGAGCAGGAAACTGTCCCTGAAGTTCAGGAAACAGAGCAACAAGTCCAGACACCTGGGGAGCTTGACGTTCTGAAGGATCAATTAAGCAACCTAGAGAAAAAGCTAGGTGAGCAGGGGAACGAATTAGGCAACCTCAGAAATGAGAACGCCTACTATCGTATGCAGAGTCAGCAAGTTCAGCATCCACAGGCTCCAGAAGTGGGTAATCCCGTGGGGAGTGTTGACGAGTATGACCCATACGACCTAGCGTCGGTTAATCGTTGTTGGGCGAAGAAACAAGCAGAGATAGACAAACAAGTAAACGAGAAGTTCAATCAGTTTGCCCAGTACAACCACAAACAGGCTGTCAATATGGCCTTAAACAGAGGGAGACAGATTGTCGCTCAGAACCCAGATATTTTTAAGGGTAATGAGAAAGAGGTTATCACTATGGTATCTAATTTGGCGATGTCTGGCAATATTCAGCCCGACCTGTTAGAGAACCCAACCACATGGTTTGGTGTAAATGATATGGTCGCAGGCGAGAAAGCCAGGAAGCAAAGACAAGTTAGTCCTATGGCATCTACGGTAATAGACACTCCTTCGCAGGTACGACCGACAGAAGCCCCTGTTAAAGAAGACATGGGTATCCCCCAGAACATAGTTGATGAACTGTTTGGTGGGGATAGGGCATTGGCTACTAAAATGGCGAGAGAGTCAAGAGAAAGGGGTGAAAAATGAGCGGATATAGCAGAGAGGGAGAACCAAAGATAGTTGATATGGCTCGTTCTGGAATTAAAAAAGAAGATTGGAAGAAGATTATGAAAGGGGCAGTAGTGCCTCCAAACTGGAAGAAAATCCGCCAAGTAATTCCTGCAAAATATTCAGATGCACCAAAGGCAATTAGACCCCTATGGGTCTTTGAGTGGAACAACAACACTCCAGAAGCGATAAGCACATGGGGACTGAAGTTCGGACACACTCTAGTTACTGAGGCTGATGGGTACTGGCCTGAAGGAATACCACCTAACCAATCGGGGAATTTTATTCGTGGAGATTTAATTCTAATGAAAGTTAGAGTTGAAGATCATTTAGAAAGACGGAAGGATGAGATTAACCGAGGAAGGATTGGTCACAAGGTTAAGACACAGCAGTTCCAAAACCAGCTTAAAGCTATTGGTGCAGAAGTGGATGAAGATGAATTAAACGCAGCTCTCGGATTTTAAAGTAGCCATTGAAAATTTAATGGAGGAATAAATGGCTATTGTTAGTTGTAAAAGGGTTACAGGAAGCCCTAATATAAAATACTACGACGAGGACAACGCGTTATCAGCCAACGATTTCCAGAAAGGTGATTTGGTAAAATTTAACACTGACGGGGAATTGGTTATTGCCACTGCTGGTGCTATACTTGGTATTGCACAGGCCGCGGCTTCTGGCGTTGATAACACTAAAGTGCCTGTTGATGTATTGATGGGTGATGAGTTTAGTATCCCGTGGACGGCTGAGGCGACGACTGAAACATTGTTGAACGACATCGCTGATGTTACGTTTACTACGGGTGCACAGGTTCTTACAGGTGGTGGAACTACTGATACTGTCGTTGTTGATTTTGACGACCCAGTAGGCACATCTGGTGGACGGGTTATTGTAAAAGTTATACCTGCTGCTCAGCAGTTTGGTTCGGCTGCGGAATAGGGGGATAAAATGGCAACAGTTAGAACAAATATTGACACAACTTCGAACAAAGATGCCCTCCGTGGTGGATTACGGAACGTATTTGACACCTCGGATAGAGATGCTATGATTTACTCAAGCCCCCTGTATAACATGATTAGTACGAACGAATATATTAATCGTGACTTACGAGTGGCTGGGTTGGATTATGGTGGAAAGGTTCTTGAGGGACAACAGATCCCAATTCAAGACCCTAAATTCGGGCAGAAATTAGATTATCAACAGGAAAAATGGGGTACTGGTGCACGGATTACGTTGGAGATGAAAAAATTCAACAAAATCGACCAGATGAAACGCCTTATTAAGAACCTGAAATGCGTCATGCTTGAAGGGAAAGACGTTGAGTTGGCAAAACCTTGGGTATCGCCGACTTCTTCAACCTACACTGGATTTACTTCAGTGGTTATGGGGTCTGATTCACAGACAACTCTTGACGATGCGGCTACTGGTTACAGCAACTTGGGCACATCTGCACTTAGTACTACGTCACTTCAAACGGCGGAATACTACTTTGATATGTTGGTTGATGACATCGGTAACACAGCACCTAAGACTCCTGATATGTTGGTTTTTCAACCGACATTACAGTGGACTGCTGCGGAGTTGTTTAAAAGCTCACAGATGCCTCATGAAATGTCAAACACCTATAACTCACAGAAAGACTGGAACATTGAAATGTTTAAGTATCCGAGGCTTACCTCGACTACATCATGGTTTTTGCTTGCTCGTAAAGACAGAGACTACGATGTGAATTGCTTTACTTCGATGGCTCCCGACCTTGTTTATGAAGGTCCGTTTGATACGACTAGGGATACGCTTGTGACTTCAGCCCAGATGTATGACTATGGCTTTGGTGACGCACGCTGTATTTTTGTGGGTAAAACTTAAGGGTATAAGGAAAGATATTGTTATTTGATATGGATACATGGGCGGGTAAAAACCGCCCCTTATCCTATGTAAATAGGAGGATTTCATAATGGCTATTAACGACACGGCCACCCATCTTTTTGAGGGTGATCGTAAAAACAGAAAGCAGGGAATACGAATAATTCCCGCTCAGGCTCTGGCGAACAAACCAGGGATCTTGGGATTACAGGATGTCGATGATAATGGGGTTATCGGCGAACACTATATCTGGTTTGATTCAAACAACGCGCCGAGGTTTCATACCTCTATTCCTGCAGACCAGGATAGCGATGGGACTTTATTTGATACTGGAACGAGTGGTGCTGATACAGCGTTAAGTAATTTAGCGTCAGTGCAGATTAACACTTCGTTGCTCTCGGATACTGCGAATACTGATGATATCGGTACTGATGCGGCTCCGTGGAGAACTGCATATTTAGGTACAAGTTTGGTTTTTGACCAGACTACAAGGAACTTAACGATTACGGCGAGCGAACCTGGAACTTCTGCTAGGACTGTTAACTTCGGAGACCCTGGTGCAAATGATAGTGTTGCCTACTTGGCGGCTTCACAGGCATTGACGACAAAGACTTACAATGGTTTAACAATCGTTGCTGGGTCTAATGCAATTAGTTTGACACAGGGTACGGCTACTATTGCTGTTGCTGCTGCTGCTGATTTAAACGTGGCTGCTGGTGGAAATGTTGATTTTGGTACGGGTATTGTTAATTTCGCTGGTACAGCGGCGTTTGACCAAGCTACTGGTACTACGGTAAATATCGACCAGAACTTAACCTGTCAGACGGCTGCTTGCGTAATCGATCAGGATTTGAGCGCTACTGGAGCACCTACTTGGACGAGTGCGGTTACTTGTCAGGGACTTATTAATACGGTAGCTGCTATTGATACTACATTTCAGATGCAGATTGGTGCAGATAATGTGAAGTTAACATTTGGTGCTGATGATGATTCGGATTCGTACATTCAGTACACTGGGGCGAATTTAAGTTTTTGGGATACGACTGGTGGGCCATACACGCTACAGGAGTTAGCTACTGGTACGACATTGAATCCCACAGTATATGGGGACCTCACTATTATCGATGGTAATTTTACATGGACGAATGCTTCTGCTGCTGAATCAGCAGTATGGACATTGGCGGCTACTACGGTTGACGGGATACAGATTGCGAGTTCTTGTACGTCCGCCGATGTCATTCAAATCACCGCTGATGCGATGGCTAACGGTACGGGTATTCTGGTTGACTGCGACGGTGGAGTTGGTGCCACAGGGTACTACTTCCGTGGGTACAACGGTTCTGCGAATGTCTTTGCTGTTGGAGAAGACGGGAAGACGACCATTACTGGGACAGCGGCCGGAACTGGTCAGTTGTCTGTTTCTGGAGTTGCCGCTCAGACCGTTGCAATGATTGACGTTGTTGGAACCACCGGCACTGGATGGGACGGAGCCGATGATGTTGGTTGCTTGCAGGTTGACACGCTGATTCTGAACCATGCCGGAGCTACGGGTTTGAAGGTGCTTCACACTGGACAGCCGATTTCTGCGGCTGAGGGATGTGTTGCTAGATTCTTACAGACGGGTACTGCACAGACCAATTCGTTCGCCGTTGAGGTGTCTGCGACCGCTACGGGCGGTTCGCTGAAATGTTCTAGTGGTCATGCCGTATTTGCTGAGGGTACTCACGTAACTGGTGGGTATCAGACGAAGAAGGTCACCGTAACGGCAAGTACCGACAACACCGGAAGTTATGTGTATACCCCGGCTATTATGATGGG